CTTTCCAATCGTCATAATACTCTAGGTTGAGTGAAGACAGGCAGCATACAGCTGTTCTATCTTCACTCGTTGGTAGATGGATTTCGTTACAGAGATTAGAACCATTGATTTTAAGACCAGCTTTTTTCAATGGTGCAGGAAGATGTTTGTTTGCGGTGTCAATAAAGTTTAGATATGGCTCACCAGTTCTAAATCTTGTTTCTAATATTTGCTGCCAAATTTTTCTGGCATTCATTTTGTCAGTGACTCTTTCATCATTAGGGTCTACAAACTCCCAATCTTTATCTTCAATCACCGCTTGCATAAAGTCATCACTAATATTAATTGCATTGTGTATGTTTAATGCTTTTCTTTGTACATCTCCTGTAGGAATTCTAATTTGTAAGAACTCCATAACATCAGGATGTTTGATGTCCATATATGCAGCATAAGAACCTTTACGAGTTTTGCCTTGTCTATATGCTATCATATCAGCATCCACTGTATGTAAGAATGGTATTGGCCCAGGTGCTATATCAGAGATAGTACGTACATCTGACCAGTGACCACCAACTCCACCGCCATATACTGATAACCATCTTAATTCAGATGAATGACCAATCAAACCTTCTAATGTATCTGGCACATAAGTTAGGAAACAAGATATTGGCATACCTTTATCTTCATTTGGTTTACCATTTGGTGCATTTGATAAAACTGGTGATGCAAACATAAACCATTTCTTACTAGCATAATCATATAACCTTTGTGCTAATTCTTTATCTTCTTTATTATTAAATCTTGACCAAGCTGTTGCTGCTCTTGCATATGCCTCTTGAGGTGACTTTTCGCTTTTGCGCATATAAAAATCTTTTAGCATGCCAACTGCATAATCTGCTAACAAGCCATCACGTTTGGTATCAACTTTTACCATTACACTCTCTTCCAGTTATCTAATTTAATTTTTGCTTGTAGGCCTTGAAAGATATTTTCTTTTATGATTTGATGAGGATTGAGATTGTCTAGTATCATGTCATTTATATCTTTGCTTCTTACGTTATCAGGCCAAATTACTATTTTGAAACCTCTGTCAATGAACTTAGAATATTTAGATATTATCTCTGCGTTTCGCGGTTCATTGTCTAGACATATTATCATGTCCGTGTTAAGGTATTTATTTTTAGCCATATCCGAACCGGCCATAGCGAGACAATTAGGTAAAAATAAACTATCAATAGGACCTTCTACTACAATAGTTTCTTTACTTTCATCCCACCTATCTAAACCAAATATTTTATCCTTATTCTTATCTAGTAATATAGTGATATATTTTGGTTCACTATTGTCCAATGCTCTTGCTTGTAAGGCAAATAGCTTTTTATCTTTATCGTAAAATGGTATGATTACTTTTTGTTGACCGTCTTTGAGATTGTACCCGTACCTATTAACCAAGCTTCCAAGAAGCTCAGTATATAGAAACATGCTGCTGTAGCTATCAGGAATCCTACGGCTCCGTATAAATTGTACGAGTACATGAGAATCGTGAAGACTAGTAGCCCTCGGCAAATCAGATAAGATGCTGCTATGATTGATGGAGACTTGCTTGTGTATGCTATTCCTAGACTTACCAATGCTGCTGTTAATAAGAGTATCATATCTTTGGTTACGTTGACATCCATGACATAAAAACATTTTTACATCATCATCATTATATACAAAACTAGGGCTTGTGCCGCAAACGGGACACGCTATTTCCATCACCATAGATAGATTATACTTCTATCTTTTTCTTTTTCTTCTTTTTCTCAGTACCGCCATCTAATAATGAATCAATTCCTACTAGACCTGTGGCATTTAGAGCTGCATTAGTATTAGCTCCTGATAATGGACCGCCAAATGCTGCACCAGACGTCATAGACTCTTCCATAGCGTCTAACATAGCATCCCAATAACCTTCTTTTGTAGTGAGGTCCCAATCCTCTCTACTACAAACACCATGTTCAACAAATCTTTCTTGTAAATATTCTGCTGTCTCTGCGTTTGTTTGTTGTTCTGTATATTCTTTGATAAGCATAAGTGCTGCTACATAAGTACCAAACTTTGCACCACCTGGTACTTTAGATATTAGTCTTTTTAAATTCCAGACTAATCTATCTAGCATATTAAAAGATGCTTTTTGCTTTTTATCTCTTTCTTTTTTCTTGACTAAAATCTTGCCTTTTTTATCTATGACACCCGTTTTAAACGCATCCCATTTCTCATACTTCATTGTAAGTTTACGAAGTATTCTAAAAACAAATATAGTATCAATTACACTTTTGCCTGCCATACTCTATTTAATTCCCAAGTTTCTTTAATAATACTGCAGTTTCAAGGCTAAATTTAACTTCCATAAAGTCAGTCTCATGTAAATATGATAGGTATTCAAAGATTGTTTTGAACACTCTTTTCTCAGCATCATTACAATGGAACATCATTAGTTCTTTAGCTGCATCAGTTTCAAATACATTAAAGAACAGTATGACATGGTTAACTAATAGACGTATATTTACATCTTTACCATTTACTATTTTTGTGGCTAATTTACGTGCGTATTGTGCTTTGCGTAGGTCGTCTTTGAACTCATTTTTGTCAGCAGCATAGACATTTCTATAATGCTTTAATGCGTATTTCTCGAAATTTTTCTTATCCAGCTGCATCGATGTGACCATACTCAGACGGATTTAATTTTGTCTGTGGCTTGGTATCGACTTTGTCTTTCTTACCGCTTAATTTGACTTCACGGGTTTTTTCAGCATCAGCTTCATCATTATCAAATTCTTTATTACCAATTGCTACATTTGCACCAGGTACTTCACCAGGAACAGATGCTAGCCCTCCACCTGCTGCAGATGCGGGTGCATTAGCAGGTGCAGCTTCGCCATCAGATACTTCTTTCTCTTCCTCATCATCAGACTTTTCTAATGGATTTTTACCATTAGAGATTTGTTCACCTTCATCCTCTTTTATTTGTTCGAGGACTTCAATAAATTCATCTATATCGCCTTCAAATTCTGATAGAATATCTTTTAAACTGATTTTGTCTGCCATACGTTATTTATACAAGAAGGGAAGAGATTTTAAGTCTCTTCCCTTCCGTCAATACTCAAGATGAGAGCTTAAGCAGCAATCTTGCCAGTAATCCCACGATAAGTGATTGTGTCACCTTTTTTCGCTTTGGATTTCTTGCCTTGCTCTTTAAGGTCCGCATCTTTATTGTATTTGATACCTCTATAGCAGTACATATTACCTCCGGTTTTCGTATCGATTTCGTACATACATCCTAAGATGTACACCCTTCTCAACGCGTTCCTTCAGCAAACTTTCGGTCTCGTTCCCTTCTGGATTTATTGACCCAAAAAGAAGGTACTTGCTTTCCCCTAAGAATAGGGAGGTTTTCAGGTTTTGCCTACTTCCGTCATATATTACTATATGATGAACGTATAATATTTATACTATCATTCGAAAAAATTTGTAAGTGTAAGCTTTTTCTCAATTGACCAACCTATTGGGTCTAAGATACCTTCCATAGGTTCAATGATAATTTTTTGAAACATTTTTTGGTAGTCAATATAATCTCTAACTTTAAATTCATTAGGTATTGCAGTCATATAAGATATAACATCAGAACCTACATTGTTAGGTTCTCTTAGCCAAAGAAACTTACCTTTTTCACCGTTGTTAATAAATTCCCAGTTGTTTTCTAACTTGTGTTCTTTAATAAGACGATTGAATAATACAGCACCACGAATATGAGGTGGTGTACCTTTTTTGAAACCAATATTATCTCTTGGAGTATATGCCCACACATTATTCATAGTTCTTGGGAATGCGATATCTTCACCACGTAAAGTTAAGAAATACTTTTTCAAATCTTGTACAGCTTTTTGTACTTCAGCTTCATCACTTACCAAACACAATTCAATAAGTTTAAGCAAAGGTTCTCTACAGATTTGTGGTGTTGAAGAACGTATTGCTTCAAGGCCTTGGATTTTAAGTTTAGGTTTTTCAGGACGATAACCTTCAATATCCCAAACATTCATAGCATACCTTTTCTTAGCAGTCCAAAATGCAGAGTCAGCTATATTTTCACGGCCCATAACCATCTTTTGTTCATACACATTTTGATATTTAGCTATCTCATCAAATTCTTGATTAAGAGCTTTGGTTAGTTGTTCTTCGCAGACTCTGTCAAGAATATCTACAACTTCCGCTTTAGATTTGTCTGCGAAGAACTTATCAACCAATGGTTGAAGATTTACATAGTTTGAATCTGTATCTATTGCTATAACATAATCAACTTTATCTGTTTTTAAGAGCTTATTGAGATACCTATTGATTGCCATTTCAGCACGTTGAATTACAAATTGACCAGATAATGTAATTGATGAACCTAGCCTTGGGTCAAACCATCTGTAATATTTGTTTGTGATTGCACCATAACCTGAGTTAAGTAATATCTTTCTAACATATTGTGCCAGGTGTAATTTAGTAATATCTTTTCCGTCTTTTTGTGCTTGCTTCATAATACCCTGAATCTTTTTACGTTCAGAATATAATTTACGCATAGCCCTTGGTATCATACCTTCATGGTCTTTTTTGAAACACCAACCAGATGCAGCCACAGCAAAATCACCTGGATTTTTAAATGACTTATTATGTAAGAAATCACGCATACGTTTATCTTCAGATATATCAGGCCAAACTTGTAGTTTATCCATAATAGTTTCTGGAGATATATTATATTGCATAATCAAATGTGGATAAAGAGAGTTTAAATCAAAAGATGCTACCCAACCGTGTTTACCGACCTGTGGTTGTTTTACATAGCCACCTGGAATAGCTTCAGTCAAACTATATTTAGGAAATGTAGATGGTGGTATTTTATTTTCAACAGCCATTTCACGGTTAATTAAAGCATCCCAAGTTTTAACTACACCAGATACATCTTCATAGTTAATACCAGCTTTATATGCCACAGCTATTTGTACATCTATCAAACCCATCTTATCATCAAGTCTTTTAACTAGGTTTGTATCTTGAATATTATAATCGATAAATTTATTAAAGTCATCAAAGAAGAGTCTATGTAATGTACCTGCTTCTTCATAGTCTAGTTTCTTTTCACCAAGTTCGATATTAGCAATATGGTCTAATCGATAAGATTCTTGTACTGCATTCTTTTTATATCTGTCTAGATAATCAATATCATCTACACCAACAATTTCTACTCTTTGTTGTGTGCCTTGTTTAGTTGGAAACTCACGTAATCTTGTGACACCCCACGGTGATAACCTTTTGACATCAAAGCCTAGTTTTACCATACGGTTATGAACATAAGGCATATCAAAAGTTTGTGTATTCCAACCAGTGACAATCTGTGGTATGTTATCACACCAATATTTTAAGAAGAATTCTAAGATTTGCCTTTCAGAGTTGCATGGCACATAAAATACCTTGTCAACTAATTCTTCAGGCAACACTGACTCATTCTTTGACCAATCACCATTGCCAAATGTAATGAATTTATCCCTTAAACTGTCATGTACACAAATGGCAGTGATTGGATATTTAGATTCATCAGGTTCTGGAAAGCCTTCTTCAGAACTTACCTCAATATCAATAGTGAATACTCTAATCTCTTCACGCTTCCAATCATTTTCAGCATTAGGATATGTTTCTATACAATATTGCGAGTTATAAAATGGGAAACCATATACTTTTAGATTTGTTTCTTCATTCTGTTTAACAAAATTACGAGCCTCTACCATAGTATCAAATTGTAGTGGCTTTAGACTATTACCATAGATATCAGTATAGCCTGTTTGTTTAGCTGATTGTATGTATAATGTGGGTGAATATTTTATCTTGGACCGAAACTCTTGGCCATCTCTTATTCCACGAACAAGCAGATTTTGACCATGCATGGCCACATTAGTGTAGTATTCTGACATATTAATATTATACTATTTAGTAGACTTTTTGCCTATAGTATAATTAGCTTTTAGTGTCCAAGTTGATTTTTCTTTGAAAGGAATTATCTTTACTTTTTGTAATGATGCGGGTTCTGGGTTTCCTACCACACTACAGAGTTTCCATTCTTCAAGCAACTTAGCAATGCCATTCCTACGAGCAACATCTTCCTGTGTTATCTCACGGTCAAAGCCATCAAGCTTAAATAACTCTCTATAGTGGCAGAGATAATACTTTCCTTTTTTATGCAAGATGTGACAGGTTTGAACTAACTTACGGTCTTTACTTTCTAGTCCAATCCTTGTCAAAGTCTCTACAATTTTTAGGAAGTCATCTCGCTCTTTGAGTTGAATCTCTAGTAATTCCTCTAACATAATCTCCAATAGGTTAAGTTAGATACGCCAGATTCTATTTATTTGATGGGTTTCTTACCGCCTTGCTTATCAGTGGCTTTGATTTCCGTGATTTGTTGTGGAGTTAATACCTTACAATAGTCTACTGCTGCACGTTTTGATACACCAAAATATTCAGCTACTTCATCAACTCCATCAGTTTTTTTCATCTTTTGCCATTTAGCAAAATAACTATTATTGGGTAATCCATGAAAATAAAATGCATATTGTTCTTCTTCAGATACATTATCATATTTGTTCATCTCATTAGCAAAGTGAACTGTATCGCTTCTCATAGAGAATGCTAGATTTACTACATATTTTACATATCCATGTAAGTCATTACGCCATTTTTTATTACCAATTGATTTAATATAGTCAAATGGTGATGGTTTACTGACCTCGTATGATTCTTCAGTAGCCTCTTTGATTACGTTTCCGAATAAATCTATTTGCATTTGATTTCTTTTTTCTCCAATGTCCTATTAAATCTTTATACTGTCCCATCATAGTCTTTTCTTGATATTTGCATACAATCCACCACTGACCTGGAAACACCATAAATGCAGGTATATGAAATGCTGATTTAGAATGAAATAAGACATAAGGCATTTCACCTTTCCACATTAGCTTTCTCATCCAGCTTTTAGGTTTGTACCCACCTATCATACCAAAAGACGCACCATAGTCACCCATTCCCAATTTAAGACCTCTAAACTTTGATATACGTCTATGACTATTATAATATGTACCTTTTTCCCACGCATAAAAGAAATTACCACGTCTAATAATATAGCATGGGTGTGTTTCGTTATAACCAATACGCTTAGCACGAGCTCTAGGATAGTGTGTACTTAGAAAAAAGTAAATCCTAGTTATCTTGTAAGAGAGGAACAATTCTAACAATTTGCTCCAGGCATTTTTCAGCCACAACTCTATGCTCTTTTTGTGTACTCGCATCTTTTCTTAACTCAATGTAGTGAATCCAACTTCGTAATGTACCATTTACATATAATGTTGACATAGTATTTCCTTCTGGTAAAACTGCTCTTGCTTGTTCTTTTGCAATACCTTTATCTAGTGCCCATTGATAAGCTAATTTTGCTTCATCAATAACACCCTGTTGTTTGCGTTCCCAAGTTTTTTGTAAGTCCATATCAGCATTTTCTATAGAATTCTGTCTGTTCTTATAGTCTTGCATTCTAGCTTCTCTAAGAGTAAAATCCTGTGCAACCGCATACCTTTGACTAAACTCTTGGAATGAAAAACTTCTATGTCTTAAAATTTGTCTTGCAATATCTCTTGTTGTTTTGATTTCTAAACAAATGTTTACCATTTCAAATGGAGACCAATGTTTATGTTTAATAAGATATTTGAGTAGCTTATCTGCTGTTTCAGCATTATCTTGATTATCAGGGTTTGATACTCTTGCAGTGTAAGCAACTAACTCTTGTAAGTTAGCTTTCTCACCATTTGTGTAGCTAATA